TTTAAATATTTGGTATATATACAAAAGCAAGGTTAAAAATAACAGACCTAAAGTGGTGGATAAAGTTAAGATACAAATGGATATAAACAGTCCGTGTGGACAAATAGGAAATATGCAGATCATAACTTCACGCAATGTTGCTTACTATGATGGAACATTACGATATGATGGAACGGCAAGATATGACGCATTATACGAAGAAGAAAGGGTGGAATAAGAATGAGTGCAACAAACAAAAATGTAGTAATAACGAAAGCAGCAAGAATGAAGCTGGTAAAGGCTAGAGCAGGAGCGATAACCCTTCCAAAGGTTGTCGGAATGGCATTTGGGAATGGAGGTGTAGAAACAGACGGGACAGTGATAGAACCGCCAGATAGTCAGGCAGCTTTGAAAAATGAATTGTACAGAAAACCAATTGATGGTTATAGCTTTCCAGAAGATACGATATGCCGTTATGAGTGCACGCTCATAGGCAATGAACTTGCAGGGGAAGAGATAAGCGAAATTGGGTTGTATGATGAGAACGGCGATATTATCTGCATTAAAAACTTTACCCGCAAAGG